CTTTGTATCTTATCAAGGACTCTCACGGCCATGCAGCCAGCCAGTTTGTAACCACCTCAGTAACCGCAGGTGTGGTTGGTGGCCCCGCTACTTCAGAAGCTATTGTAATTGCAAGTACTCTTTACAGCGCCGCTGACCGTACTCTATACGCTCGACTAACTCCAATCGGAGCTGATCTAGCTACGGCGGCAACTACTGTTAAGTACATTATCCAGTTCCAAGCTCTATAATTTAAAAGTGACCCACGCCTGCCTAAGTCTTCTTGTAGATGAAGGCAGGTTTTCTGTATAATTTAGGGAAATTACATGGCTAATGAAAAAGACGGTTTATTTGGAAATGCGGGTGAGATCTACTTTGAAGCTGTTGAGGGCGAAAGTGGACTCGATATAACGCTAGAAGAATCCATACGTCTTCAGTTCGTAGGCTTGATTCAAGATCGTTTTGAACAAGCAGAAACCACTAGAAAAGCAGACGAAGCTCGCTGGCTCAGAGCCTACCATAACTTTCGAGGTCTTTACGGCAAGAGTATTCGATTCCGAGAGTCAGAAAAGTCACGCGTCTTTATCAAAGTAACTAAGACTAAAGTGATTGCAGCCTTCGGTCAGTTAGTGGATGTTATGTTTGGTACGGGCCGTTTTCCAATTGGGATTAAAGAGACTGATGTACCTGAAGGTGTATCAACTTACAAACACTTAGACATGGCCCCAGGACTTGAGACAAGTCCACCAGAGACACCAGAGTTCTTGGAAGAACAAGAAGAGCAACTAAACCCCTTTGACGTTGGATATGAGGGTGATGGTAAACTATTAAAGGCCGGAGCAACTTTCTCACCTGGTGAATCTGCTTTTGAAAATGCAATCGAAGAGGCAGAGCTAACTTTTATAGATGGTCCAAGCACAGACCCTCAAATCCCTGAGATATCACCTGCTAAAAACTCAGCCCGACTAATGGAAAAGATGATTCACGATCAAATTGAAGAATCTAACGGTTCTTCAGAGCTACGAAATGCTTTGTTTGAATCTGCGCTGTTTGGAACTGGAGTAGTTAAAGGCCCGTTCAACTATAATAAGACCCTAAGCCGCTGGGAGGTTGACGAAGAGTCAGGCGAAAGAGTTTACAGCCCTTTAGCTGTGCGAGTTCCGCGCATTGAGTTTGTTTCTATCTGGGACTTCTTTCCTGATCCAAATGCCACAACCATTGAAGAGTGCGAGTATGCCTTCCACCGTCACAAGATGAATCGATCACAGCTTAGAAACCTAGCCAAGCTCCCTCACTTTAACAAGGATCAGATCCGTGAGTGTTTAACGATGGGAGCAAACTATGTTGAGAAAGACTATGAGTCAGAATTAAAAGACGATCAAAGGAATACAGAATATGGCGGTGGACTTTTTGAAGTTCTTGAATATTGGGGAGTCATGGACGCACAATACGCCAGAGAAGCAGGTATGGACATTCCAGAAGAGGTAGATGATCTAGATGAAGTACAGGTTAATGCTTGGATTAGTAATGGCAAGCTTTTACGGGGTGTTATTAATCCGTTTACTCCATACAGGCTCCCATATAATGCCTTCCCCTATGAGCGTAATCCTTACTCTTTCTTTGGCATTGGCGTTGCTGAAAATATGGACGATTCTCAACAAATAATGAACGGCCACGCACGAATGGCTATTGATAATTTAGCGTTAAGCGGCTCAGTAGTTTTTGATGTAGATGAGTCAGCACTGGTTGCAGGGCAGTCAATGGAGATATACCCCGGAAAGATGTTTAGGCGACAAGCAGGAGTTCCGGGACAAGCAATTCATGGCCTAAAGTTCCCTAACACTACGCAAGAGAACTTGCAGATGTTCGATAAGTTTCGACAGCTTGCAGATGAGCAGACCGGAATCCCCAGCTACTCACACGGACAGACGGGGGTACAGAGCATGACTCGTACTGCGTCAGGCATGTCAATGTTACTGGGTGCAGCGTCTTTAAATATTAAAACAGTCATAAAGAATGTAGATGATTTCTTGCTCAAGCCGATTGGTGAAGCATATTATCAGTGGAACATGCAGTTCTTTGAAGGAAAGCTAGATATTCAGGGTGATTTAGAAATCAATGCAATGGGAACTAATAGCCTCATGCAAAAAGAAGTACGCAGTCAACGTTTAACTATGTTTCTTCAGACTGCACAAAACCCAGCTATAGCGCCATTTGTTAAAATCTCTAAGATTGTTAGTGAGCTTGCATATAGCTTAGACCTAGACCCTGATGAGATACTTAATGACCCTGAAGAGGCAGCTATTATAGCACAAATTATAGGAGCGCAGAATGCTGGACAAGCAAATGGCAGCACGGCTGTCCCCCCTGGTATCCAACCAGGAGCTATGGGAGGCGCTGACGGAGTACCTCAACAGCCTCAAGACCCTGGAGTTACAGGCACTGGCGGTGGCAACATCGGAACTGGAAATGTTCCGCAAGCAGGGGAAAGTGAGTTCTCTGGTTAATTTGTTGCAACTTAAAGACCAAGTACGCGAAGCCAAACACAGAATTGAGGAAGAATAAATGAAAAATGATCCAATGAAAGTCAAGTACAATAAAGGTGGAGACTCCATGTTGGGTCGTTCAGGATACGCCGAAGGTGGCAAAGAAGATGAAAGAAACAGAGAACTAGCCACTGCCGATAAAGAACGAGCAACTCAGATAGAATACGCAGAATTCGCTAATGACAATCTTGCGCTTAAAATAGCACAAGAGAGGTCTATCTCTCAGCTTAATAAAGACGCAGCAGCCAGACAGGAAAATGAAGAAGCGGCAGCAGCCCGTCTATCAGAAACTATGCTAGATGAGAACATGGATGAAGCCTACGATAAGGCTAAACGCGACCCTTTTGTTGAGGGATCTATGCTTGTACCACCTGAAATGGAACAAGACACGCCAGTAGACACATATCCCAACATCCCTGAAGATGAGATGGCAGTAGCAGAAGAGTCTCAACTTCCAGACAGTGAAATGGAAACTGAGCATCTAGAGTTCGTACTAAACGAAGCTTTAGACATAGACGAACAAGAATATTTAATGGGCGTTCTAGAAACTGACGAACGTTTAAGCGGTATCTTTGATAAGGTCATGGATGTTGCAACAGAATTCTCAGGTGAAGGGGAAGTAGACGGCCCCGGAACTGGAGTATCGGATTCGATTCCCGCAAGGTTATCGGACGGTGAATTCGTTTTCACCAAAAAGGCTACCGATCAAATGGGCGCTGACCAGCTACAAACCATGATGGATGAAGCTGAGAAAGCCTATGACGGCGGCTTAATGAAGAAAGCATTTGGCGGACTAACAAATGATCCTCTCTCTACTGAAAAGAAGACATCTTCTTACAACAGTTCAAATGAGATTAAGAAGCAGATGATTAGTGCTAACCAAATGCCAAGCATAAGATAACGATAAAGCCACTTTATTAATTTAAACCCTTTATCAACAATATAAATCCAGAGGCCACCTTGGAGTATCAAGACCCTATATTACAAACGCGAATAATATAGCCACCTTGAAAGACTAGCAAGCCCCTAAAGGAGAGTGACAAGATGAATACTGCAACAGAACAACTTGATGAACCAGAAGCAAATCCATATAATTCTAAGAAGGCGTGGCATACAGAAGATGCAGCCCACTCAGGATCAGCAGAGGAGCTTTACCGTGAGGACAAACCTACTAAGGCCACCCGTAAATCAGCGGCCCCTGAAGCAGATGACGCACCCAGCGGAAGTACCAATTATAAAAAAAGATACGATGATCTAAAGAAACATTACGATCATAAGATTTCAGAATTTAAACAACGAGAGGCTCAACTTACCGCAGTGGCAACAGACACGCAACCAGCGTATGCCCCGCCTAAGACAGCAGACGAACTCGAAAGTTTTAAATCTGAATATCCTGATCTATATGAAACTGTAGAATCAGTTGCTCACTTACAAAGTGAACAGCAGATGCAAGTTTTAAAAACTAAGATGTCTGTTCTCGAAGAAAGAGAACTAAACATCCAGCGAAAAGAAGCTGAATCTACACTGCGCGAACGTCATCCTGACTTTGAGGACATACGTGGCGATGACAAGTTTCACGAATGGGCTAAAGAACAACCTGAAGAAATTCAGATTTGGATCTATGAGAACCCAGATAATGTTAATCTCGCAATCAAAGCTATTGATCTTTATAAGATGGAACGCGGAATCAAGACAAGAACTAAGCAGCCCCAATCTAAGTCACAATCTTCCGAGTCTTCAGCAGCGGACTTGGTATCTACTCGAACAACTCGCGTAGACCCAGCCCAGCCTAAGATTTGGACACAACGGGAAATCGCTTCTTTGTCTATCCAACAATATGATAAGTTTGAGCAAGAGATTGACTTAGCTATCATGGAAGGCAGAGTACGATAAATACTTAATGTCTTTTTAGGAGTACCATCTAATGGCTTATAACCAATCAGACCAACTATTTGAGCAAGGCACCGATACTAACGGTAACTTTGGTAACTCAGTATCTGGTCAAACTAATAGTTTTTTCCTTCCTTCGGTCTATTCTAAGAAAGTTCTAAACTTTTTCCGCAAAGCCTCAGTAGCTGAAGCAATCACTAATACTGATTATAGCGGCGAGATATCCGCCTTTGGCGATTCAGTTAAAGTTATCAAAGAGCCAACCATTACTGTTTACCAGTATGAGCGTGGCGCTGACGTAACTCAGACTAAACTTACTGACCAAGAGACTACTTTAATTGTAGACGTAGCCAATGCATTTAAATTCATCGTAGATGATATTGAAACTGCAATGTCTCATGTCAACTTTAAAGAAGTTGCAGCTTCATCTGCTGCATACGCATTGAAAGATGCTTTTGACGCGGGTGTAATTGCTACGATGATTGCTGGTGTTTCAGCCTCAAGTCCTAACCACATCCTTGGTAGCGACAGCGCTACTGACCTAGCCGCAGGAACTTTTGACGGCACTGGTAACTTGGACATTGGTTTTGGATCAAGTGAACACGATCCCTTAGATGTGATGGCGTATATGGCCCGTCTTCTTGACGAGCAGAACATCCCAGAAGAAGGACGCTGGTTCTTGGCTCCACCTAGCTTTTACGAGCAGTTGTCTCAAACTAGCTCTAAGCTAATGTCTGTAGACTTCAACGCAGGTCAAGGTTCTATCCGTAATGGCTTAGTATCATCTGGCAAGCTGCGTGGCTTCGACATGTATAAGTCTAACAACATCGCTTCTCCAAGCAATGCTGCTGGACAGATACTAGGCGGCCATATCAGCGCTACAGCAACCGCCCAGACTATCACAAGCACTGAGGTTCTTCGTGACCCAGATAGCTTTGGTGATATCTGCCGTGGTCTGCATGTGTATGGTGCTAAAGTATTACGTTCTGAAGCCCTTGTTTCAGCGTTCTACGGTATCGACTAAGTAAGTAACTAGAGACGGGGGTGTAAAAAGCCCCCTTATCTTTATAAGAGGTGACCATGCCGATAGTAGGAAGCAATAAAAATCCTGTAATGATTAAAGGAAAAAGGAAAGGAAAGAAACTTGGAAGCACTGGTAGATGGTACAAGCCAGAGAACAAAAAGAACTATGACGAAAACTGGGACGCTATCTTCGGAAAGAAAGATACCGAAACAAATTTGAAGGCGAAATAATTTATGGCAACAACTTACCTTGATTTAACTAATGAGCTTCTCCGAGAACTTAATGAAGTAGTGTTAAGTTCCAGTACGTTTAGTGGTGCTGTAGGAGTTCAACAACACGTTAAAGACGCAGTAAATCGAGCGTACTTTGACATTGTGACTGAAGAGACACAGTGGCCCTTCCTAGCTGTAGCCGAAAGCGGCGCAGTAGACCCCATGTACGGAAACGTATATGTTGAAACAGAGATTGGAACAAGATTTTATGAATTAAAAGCTGCTAGTTCTAGTATTACAACGGACTACAGCGCAATAGATTGGAATAACTTTTACTTAACTACTGTAGGCGTAACAGACGAAGTGGCACCTTATCAAGCCAGGAACCTTCGCTTTATGACTATAGAGGCTTGGAAAGACTTTCGCAGAACTCCTGAAAACATAGACGATGCTGACACTCAACAATATGGCATACCTAGCGCTGTTATCCGAAGCCCTGATTCACGCAAGTTTGGACTTAGTCCCATCCCCGACAAGATATATCGAGTCTGGTTTTATGCCTGGACGCTGCCTACACAACTAGCAGCTCACGGAGACACTGTAGTATTTCCAGACCTATACACTACAGTGCTACAAGCCCGTGCCAGATATTATATTTGGCAGTTTAAAGATAATCCACAAGCAGCAGCCTTTGCCCTGACAGATTATAGAAAAGGCTTACGCAGTATGCGATCTAATTTAATAGAGCCTTCTCCTTCGTATATAAAAGATGATCGAATGAGATTCGTATAATATGGCCCCTTCCCAACCCTTTGGTGTCTCATGTAAAGGTGGTTTAAATACTAACCTTAATCAGCTTGAGATGCTTTCACAGCCCGGATTAGCTACAAAGCTTTTAAACTTTGAAGTAGACCCTGATGGTGGATACAGGCGTATAAACGGCTATACAGCCTTTGGGGACACACGCCCTAACGGTGCTAATGAAGTTCTAGGTATGTTTGTATACGCAGACGGACTTATTGTTTGTTCAGGCGACGGTATATTTTTTAGTCAGGATGGCGAAACAACATGGCTACAGATAAACAGGGCTAGTGTAGCAAGCGGTGGAGACAACCACACAGCTTTCACGGGCCGCAGCATGGATGCGCGAACAGCCCAAGAACAAACTACCTTCGCACTATTTGAAGGCAACACAGACTATGGACAAGTAATAATAACTGATGGCGTTAATAAGCCCTTCCTTTTCCATATGACAGGTACTAGCGGTTTAACGACTCGTACATTCTTTGCAGAAGAGATAACAGTAAGTGGAACAGTAGCGCCAAAGGTCTGTGCTATTCACGATAAACACTTAGTTGTTGCAGGAGCGCCTACTGCTAAGAATACTATTTATTATAGTGACCTTATGGACCCCAGTGCTTTTACAGGCGCTACAGCAGGATCTATTGTACTGCCTGATCAAGTAGTAGGTCTTAAAAGCTTCCGTGATGCTTTAATCATCTTTTGTAGAAACAGTATTAATAAGCTTATAAATATAAATGTATCCGCAAGTATTGCAATTGTTCCGATTACGCAGAACGTTGGGTGTTTAAGTTCTCACAGCATTCAAGAGATTGGTGGTGACTTAGTATTCCTAAGTCCTGACGGTATCCGTTCTGTTGCAGGTACATCAAGAATTGGTGACGTTGAATTGGGATCAGTTAGCCGACAAATACAGTCTATTATTTCAGCATTAGCTAATTCTATAAACGCTTTTACTATTACCAGCGCAGTCCTAAGAAGTAAGTCACAGTATAGGTTATTTTATAACGCAGACGGCGGGTCTACAGCAGCCTCTAGAGGAATTATGGGCACACTAACCGCTAACGGTTTTGAGTGGTCTGAAACACTAGGCATTCAAGCTACTGGTTTTACTTCTGGCTTTGCGACTACAGGCATTGAAAAACTATATCACGGAGACAACGAAGGATATATCTACAACCATAATGAAGGCAACAGCTTTTCATCCGCAGGTACTCTATTAGATATTACGGCTCAGTATCAAACACCACACTATGACTTTGGTGATGTAGGAACCCGAAAGACTTTACAATATGTAAAGCTTTCTGTAACTCCTGAAGGCGCAGTCTCTCCAACATTAAGAATTAGATACGACTACGAAGACACCACAATACCACAACCCCCAGAGTATTTGTTAGATGACATTCCAACGCCTTCACTTTTTGGTCAGGGTATTTTTGGAGTGTCTGTATTCGGTGCAAGTGCTGATCCAATGTTGCGTCAGGCTGTACAAGGTAGTGGTACTGTTTGTAATTTCCAAATTAAAAGCTCAGATCAAAAACCGCCTTATGCGATTAATGGCCTATACATAAATTACGTCCCATCAGGTAGGAGATAACCCCCAATGGCCGGAACAAGCTACACTCGACAAAGTACACTCACCGATGGTGATACGATTACATCAGCACTTTTTAACGCAGAGTATAACCAGTTAGTTACTGCATTCTCTTATGCCGCTTCAGGTACGACAGGACACCAACACGATGGCGGAGCAGGGGAGGGTGGAAATATTGAGATTATCGGTGACGCAGATTTCTTAAATAAGCTTGTAGTAGACAGTACTAACAATCGTTGGGGAGTATTTGTTCAAGTAAGCTCCGCAGCCGTTGAGCAGATACGCATCCAAGATGGTGCAATTGTTCCTGTTACTGATAATGATATTGATTTGGGAACAAGCACTTTAGAGTTTAAAGACGGCTTCTTTGACGGAACAATTCATGTAGATACTCTGGACGTAGACGTTAATGCAACAATTGCAGGCACTCTAGGTGTCACAGGCGTAGCAACTGTAGGCGGCTTAACAGTAGGTAGCGCAGCACTTAATGAAGCAGAGTTAGAGATTCTAGACGGCGCGACAGTCACAACGGCTGAATTAAATGCTCTAGACGGTATCACAGCCGTAGTAGGCGAACTAAACGCTTTGGATATTGGTTCTACAGCCGTGGGTACAGCAGTGGCTTCTAAGGCAGTAATCCTTGATTCTAACAAAGACTATACAGGCGTTCGCAACCTAACAATTAGTGGTGAATTAGACGCAGCAACAGGTGACTTTTCAGGCGCTATAGATGTAGCAGGAACCGCAAACCTAGATGTCGTTGACATTGACGGTGCCGTGAATATGGCAACCACTGCTCTTGTTACAGGTGTCTTGACCACAGCCTCTACGCAAGTGGCGACGGGCGGGATCACTAGTGGTTCAAATATTGTTTCAGACACAGACTCTACCGATGATCTCGGTACAACGAGTGTTCGTTGGGCTAACTTGTTCGTAGATGGTATTACTGCAACCGATCAAATCACGGCAACAGGCTTCACAGGTACGCTCGATGGAATACTAGGATCTGGTGCAGCAGCGGCAGCGACTTTAACCACCCTTAATACTAG